TTTGTATCTGTTCTATAAACATTTTAGTTATTTGTTCTTCTGAATAAACATGTTGATACTTATATAAATCAGATTTATACCATGCTTTAATGCCTTTTAGTACATCATTATGTGTTGTCATAGTTTTATATGTATTAGTTAAAGAGAGAGACTATTTGTCTCCCTCTATTAGTTTTTCTGCATAAGTTTTGTAAAGATAGTATGCTACACCAAATGCTAGTAGTGCACCGAAGCACTTAGCAAACATACCAATGAATAACATGATTGTCCATAATAAATAGTCCATGATTAAAGTTTTAAATTAAATAAATTAGTTAGCAATTAATAAGTTGAAAAACATCTGTGTTTCCAAAATAAGGGGACGGTGTCAAAAGTTTTGGAAAGCAAAGGGGGTTTTAAGCATATAGTATCCCTCCCTCACAAAAAAATAAAAAAAATTTTATATCTTTGTATTTATATTAATTTAAAATAAAGTATTATGCCTTTAAATTACGGAGACTTAGCAGTAACAGATCAGGTGTTTGAGTCTGGTCCTCCTCCTGCGGATTTGCAAATGCATGCAAGAGATCTTAATTGGACTCCTCCTATTCCTGAATACTCACTTAGGTCTTCGGGCGGTGGAACTGTATCTGTAGGTGGTGGTGGCATGCCTTATGGAAATGATTCTACAAACTTAGCCTCTTTGTTTGATAGCTTGAATCAAATATCAGCAATTAGAGAAAGATCTGGTGGAGGTACAGGTGGAGGAACACAGAAGTTTGAGGGTAATATGGATATGAATAAGTTAATAGCTTTGAATCCATACATGGAAAAGAATGTTACTAGTTTTGCTCAAGGAGGTATGTATGAGCAAGCTGCCAATCAAGCTATAGCGCAAAATCAATTAAGTGGTTTAGTTGCCAATGCTATGAATAAAAGAATGCCAATGGCTCCGCCTATAGCCAATAAAGGTATGAAGATGAGAAAAAGATATACTAATGGCGGCAGGTTCTAATGAACGAAATAGATTTAAACGAATTCCTACAACTTATCATAAGCGATAAAGGAGGTACACCTCAACAGTATAATCAACTTATGGATTATATTGCATATCACGAAACAGGTCCAGAGCAAAGAATGAGTACTTCTGCAAAACAAAAAGGAGGGGGGCCAGGTAGAGGTTTGTTTCAATTTGAAGTAGGAGAGAATAAAGGCGGTAACCTAGCAGTTAATAGAACCGTTAACTATCTAGAAAGAAACAATCAGTTTGTTCCTCAGTGGCTAAGAGAGTTATGGGAAGGAAAAAAGAGCGTTGACGTAAGTGGTTTAAACGCTGATCAACAAAAAATGTTATTCCTAGGTTATCATAGAGAGCATCCAACTTCTGACTTTAGTCAAGTATGGTCTGGAAATCAATCTACAGGAAACTTTTGGATGAATAACCATTGGGCTGGAACAGACAAAGCACAAGATAAATTAGAGTTATTTAATAAGAGTATGGTGCATAAAGACTCCACTGAAGCAATAAAAGCAAAAAAAGAAGAGTTAATGTTTAAGCAGAACATGGCCCCTTATTTGGCTGACTCTAATAACATAAACAAACTTCCAAAGACTAATGATATATTAAATAGTATATTTGGAAACCAAGGATCATCTTTAGTAAAATGAGAAAACTAGACACAGACTTAGGAAAGATATATCATAAGAATGATTACTATTATCTTGAAAAAATATTTGATAGTTTAGAAGAACTTATTGAAGAGGAAAACGATATAAAGCAAAGAGCAAAAAAACACGGATTTAAAATTATAAAAACAAATTGGGCAATAGAATCTAATCCACATTATTATATTGAAGCTATAATAAATGATTTTAATGTTGATGATTTAGATGAATCAAGATACGTGTTTAAGGTAAAACTTAAATATATGAAGTAATGTACTTACTTAATTTAAACAGGAAGGGGGATATATTTAAAGATGATGACGGAGTTACTGGGGTTCCAGAATTTCTTACACTCATCAAAAAAGAAAAATTCGGGCCTACGGCCCTCAAATGGGTTGCACTAGTCTACGACTATGAAAGCCCATATAGGCATTATAGTGAAAATGAGAGAGTTAAGGCTGTTTCTAAGGATCTATATGATACCTACAACTGGAAGGGAGCTAAAGATGCTACATTAAAAGCTGCTTGTGATAAGTATAATGAACTACAGTTTGATCCATTAGACGAACAACTTATAGCTTTTAATAAAAAGATTAATCAGTTTACTGCTCTTATTGATGGTATGCACCTAGATGAAGAGAATGCAGAGATGCTACAGAAGCTAATGATAGGGGTGGAAAAGATATTAAAAACAAGACAGTCGTTACTAGACGCTATTGATAGACGGGGAGAAAGACAAAAGATTGCTGGAGATAAAGGATTATCGTTTTTAGAAAGAAGAAAAGAAATTAAAGAAATGTAATTATGAAAAAAGGTTTATATGCAAACATTCACGCTAAAAGAAAGCGTGGCGCAACAATGAGAAAAAAAGGAGATGCTGGAGCTCCATCTAACCAAGACTTTAAAGATGCTGCTAAAACAGCAAAAGCTAATAAAGGTATGAAATATAAGTATGGAGATGGTGGTCATTTTAGACATCAACATGATTAATGGCTGAAAAGAAAAATAAATACGAATTACAATATCTATACAATTCTTATAAAAAATATTATAAGAAATCTGATTTAGATAAAGCTAATAAGTATAATGACATGGCTATTAAATTACATGGTGTAGATTTAAGAGGTAGGTATCATGCTAAGTTAGAGAAAAAAGAAAAAAATGCTGGTATGTTTGGTTTAGGAAAAACTAAAAGGCTAAGGTATGGGTAAGATTAAGTTTGACCCACAAAGATATCGCCCTATTCCTAACAATGGACATCCAGACCTAAATCCCGACTCTGTTGCTTATCAAGAATACTGGGCTAAAGAAACCGACAGGTGCTTAAATGGCTTTAAACCTAAAGGGATGAAAAAGATATCTGGTAAGTATTATTTTTATCTTAATTACTATATGATACTTGGTAATGATGGAACAGCAGGAAATCGTAAGACCTTAATACACCCTTGGTACAGAACTATGGATCATGAATATTTTGACACTATAGAGATTTGTAAAGAGGAAGGCAAAGGAATGATTGTTATTAAAGCCAGAGATAAAGGATTCTCTTATATGAATTCTGGTGCAGTTGCTCACGAATATACGTTCTTTCCTTTTAATGATGTTGGTGTAGCGGCAGGATTACAGGCAACAGCTGATGCGTTCTTTGATAAGACTAGAAAAGGTCTTAATGGTATACATCCTAACTTTAAACACTCTGTACTTAAAGATACTGATGGTATAATGAGATCAGGATATAAGCAAAAAAATAAAGACGGTAAGTGGGAAATAGGAGGCTATCAATCCACTATAATCTGTAGAACGATGGATAATCCAGAGGTATTTAAAGGTGAGAGGGTTTCTCTTATGATATTTGAGGAGGCTGGAGAGTTTAAGAAACTTAAGAATGCATATATGTCATCTAAAGCTTGTTTCATGGATGGTGATATTCAATTTGGAGTTCCTATTGTTGGAGGTACAGGGGGAGATATATCTAAAGCATCTAAAGATTTTATGGATATGTATTATAGTCATGATGCTTATAATCTAATACCTGTATTTATTCCAGCATCAAAAGCCTATTATGGATTCTTTGATATAAATTCTGGGAAGGAAGATGAGAAGGGTGCAAGAGAGAAACTTATAACAGACAGAGAGGATATCCAAAAGTCTGGAGATAACGAGGCATATAATTTACATATACAAAATTATCCGTTAACTGTAGAGGAGGCATTCCTAAATACTCATTCAGCAAGATTTGATATTGCTTTATTAAACGCACAAAGATCAAGAATATTGTCAAGTAAAGACCATAGAAGTCAAATACAAAAAGGATACTTAGATTGGGAGCTAGGAAAAGGAGAGCCAACTGTAAAATGGCGACCACACCCTACAGGACCTTATAAAATATTAACTCATCCTGAGCCAGATTATAAGAATTTAGACATTGGAGGTATTGACTCTTATGACCAAGATCAAGCTGGAGCGTCAGATTCTTTGGGTAGTGCGATAATTTATCGTAGATTTGCAAATACTGACATGTCAAGCGATTATGTAATTGCTGAATATACAGACAGACCTAAGAAAAAGGAAGATTTTTGGGACGGATGTTTAAAACTTGCAGTATATTATAACGCAAAGATGTTAGTGGAATACACTAAAATAGGTATTTTAGATTACTTTAAACGTATGAATGCATTAAAGTATTTAAAAGAAAAGCCAGAGTCTGCACACAACCCTGGTACAAAAACTAGAAATAGGTATGGTGTGCATATGAATAAGCAAGTTAAATCTTTAATGGAAGATTTGATAGATGATTACTTAAGAGAGAGTGCTCAGGATATATGGTTCTTAGATTTAATAGATGAACTTGCTAATTATGGATTACAAAATACTGACCGCGCTATGGCTTTTGGTTTGTGTTTAATTCATAATATAGATAATTATAGAATGCAGGCTAGTGAAAAAGAGGCAGAAGTAAAAGATATAGGTTTTAAATATTATAAGATGGGCTACGATGGAGTCCCGTTACAAATAAATTAACATTATGGAAAATAGATACAAATCAATGCCTTCAATGGTAGTTTCTGAAAAAGAAAAAACTCAAGATTGGTGCAGACAAGTTTTAACAGCTGTAACAAGCTACATGGGAGCGGAAGGAGGAACTCATTATTCTTCAAGAGCAAAAGATATTAGAAACTACCAAATATATAATGGTGTTTTAAGTCAAGGTGACTATGCTTATATTACAGAGCAGTATGGATTAACATATCCAGCTAGGCTCGTAAACTATCCTATTATAGCCCCTAAAATTGATTTACTAATTGGTGAAGAGTTAAGAAGACCTATTGACATGAAGGTGACTACAGTTAATAAAGATGCTGTTATTAGAAAACATGATCATAAGGTTGGCTTAATGATGAAGAGTCTTTTGCAAGACTTTCATGCTGAAATGCAAGAAGAAATGAATATTGATGTTTTGTCAGAAGGACAAGGAATGCCTGTTCCTGAAGATATTGAAACTTATATGAAGTACAATTATCGTGAGATGATAGAGGAAACAGCTCAAGATGGCTTAGAGTATGTTACTAATAGATATAACATTAAAGATGTATTTAAAGAAGGATTTAGAGATTTACTTATAACTGGTAAAGAGTTTTATAAAGTTAATATACAAAACGGAGACCCTTACGCTAGAAGAATAGATCCTAGAAATATAGTCTTTGACGATTCTTTTCATTCAGACTATTTAGATGAGGCTACTTGGGTGGGAGAAGAAAGATGGCTATCTATTAATGAAATTAATGATGAGTATAAAGACAGTTTAACTACAGATGATTTGTTAGAGCTAGACAAGATGAGAAATTTATATCTTGGAGGGGACTTAGCTAATTATAATAGTAGTTTTGAATGGGTGGATGTTGCTCACGGTAGAGAGGCTAGAATTAGAGTAGTTAGTTGCGAATGGAAATCTTTACGTGCTATAAAATTTAAACTTTCTGATAATAAATACGATCCTTCTAGACCATTTAGAAAAATGGTAAAAGATACATATAGAAAAAGAAAAGGAGAAACAGTTGAAACTAAATGGGTGGACGATGTATGGGAAGCTACTTTAATTGGTGGTAAGATATTAGTTAATGCAAGAAGAAGAGATAATCAAGTAAGAAGTATTGATGATCCAGGTAAAACTCCATTGTCTTATGTAGGGTGTATTAAAGGCAATACCACTGGAGCAACAGCATCTTTAGTTGATTTACTTGATAATATACAGATGCTTTATAATATTGTTGTTTACCAAATAGAACTTGCTATGGCTCGTTCAGGTGGTAAGGCAGTTGTTTATGATGTATCTCAATTACCTACTAATGTTGGTATGGATATTCAACAGGTGTTATATCACTTAAAGACAGATGGTATTATACCAATAAACTCAAAAGACGAGGGTAATCAGATGAGTAGCTTTAATCAGTTTCAGCAAATTGACTTTACTTTATCTCAATCTGTACAGCAATTAATTAATCTTAAAGTAATGCTAGAAGATATGGCAGGACAAATATCGGGAGTTACTAAACAAAGAGAAGGGGCTGTAGGTCAATACGAATATGTAGGCAACGTACAAAGAAGTGTTGTTCAGTCTGCAACTATTACAGAAAGCTGGTTCTATTCACATGGAGAGGCAAAACAAAGAGTGTTAGAGCGCTTATGTAATTTAATGAAAGTATGTTGGGCTGGAGGTAAAAAAGCTGGTATGATATTAGGAGACGGTGCTTATAAATTCTTAAATGTAATGCCAGATATTGCTTTGCAAGATTTTGGTTTATATGTTGGTGATAGCGGTAAAGACGACTCTATGAAACAGGTTGTACAACAACTAGCTCAATCTGCATTACAGGCTGGATCAATTGATATGTTAGGCGTTATTAAAGTATTAAGATCAGATACAATGACAGAAGCTGAAAAAGTATTAGAACAAGCAATGTCAGAAATGAAAAAACAACAACAAGAATCTATGCAAGAGCAAATGCAAGCACAGCAAGCAGCTGCTGAAGCAGATCAAGCTAAATTCCAAGCTGAAGCTCAACTTAAGCAAATGGATAATGAGGCTAAACTACAAGTTGCTCAGATTAATGCAGAATCTAAACTTGAGGTTGCTAAAATACAAGCTGATGTTGATAGAGATATTCATGACACTAAAGAAAGAAATGAAATGGATAAAAAAGCTGCTGACTATTATATTGAAAGAAAGAATAGAGAAGAAGAAAATAAAAAGAGTGATAATGAAAGAGCTAGAGCATCTGGCTCAACTACAAGTTCTGATAGCTTGAAAAAAGCAGCGCAGAAAATATAACAAATATTTCGTATATTTGCAAACTGGGAGTATTAACTAAATTAAAATAAAATGGCAGAAGAATCAAAATTAGTAGAAGAAGTTGTTGAAACAACAGAGGCTACAGAAAAAAAAGAAGAGTTTAATCCACTAGCTTTTGCTGGGGATGACACTTATGGGGCAAACGAAGAAACAGAGGAAAAGGAAGGTGAAAAAACAGAAGAAGTAGAAGCTAAAGAAGAGAAGTCTGAAGAAGAAGCTCAAGAAGATGGTTGGGCTTGGGATAGTAAAAATGAAGATAGCTCTGAAGAGAAAGAAGAAGATTATAATTGGGAAGGAACAGAAGAATCAACTGAAGAGGCTCCTACTGCACAAGAAGCTTTAAATTGGGCAAGAGTAGGTGAGGAGCTTGGGATTAAAATAGAATCTAAAGATCAATTTGTAGAAGCAATAAATGCTTTACAACAGCAAGCGCAACAGCAACAAGCGCCAGCTAACGACCAAGTAACAGAGCTTAGATCTTATTTAAATTTCTCTGACAGAGATTTAGTAGCTGAAGAATTAAAGGCTGATGGTATTGAGGATTCAGAAATTGAAGAGTCTTTAGATAAATTAGAGGATTCAGGAATGATGAAAATGAAGGCTAAGAGTATTAGAAGAGTAATTAATAATGCTATTGACCAACAAACAACTCAATCTAAACAACAAGCTGCACAACAAAAAGAAGAAAGAAAAAAACAAGCAGAAAGTGCAAAAAAGGAATTAAGATCACAAATCAAAAACATGAATGAATTCATGGGCGGGAAAGTAACAAAAAAACAGAAAGAAGAAGTCTATAGATATGCTACAGGCGATATGATGAAAGAAATATATGCGGATCATGCCAATGTTGCTGATGTTGCTATGTTTATGCTGTATCGTAAGCAGATTGAAAAGATTCTTCGTTCTCAAGGATTGGAAGACGGCAAAGCCGCTGTAATGGACAGTATAGTCTCTCCAAACCTTAACACTGGAAAAAGCAAATCTAACTTTAAAGTAAAGTCAGGTTCGTTTGATCCAAAAGCGTTCATGAGCGAGTAAGCTTTATAAAGTAAGACAAAGTCTACTAATGGTTGAAAGTTAATTGAGCAAATAATAATAATGTTTAATTAATAAAATTTAAAAAAAATGGCTAAATTATATACTGGAACTTATGGTTCTGGAACAACTGCCGAGAATGCCTTGAATACGGCTCTAATGCAATACCCAGAGATTGCTAGAACTCTTATTCAACAGTATCCTCGTTATGCTGCGACTTACTTGTTAGAAAGAACAGGTCGTTTTGCAGCTGAAAAAGTGTTGGGTGACAACTCTTTTGAATGGAAAGTGATGGGTAGGTACAATGCACCTACAAAATTAAGAGCTGGTAATTCATCATCTGCTACAGGAGCTTTATCTACTACAGCTGCTGGTGCTTCTGATGGTACAGTAGTTTACTTAGTAGCTGACGCTTCTGATTCAACTGCTCCTGGTAACTTCTTAAACAAATTTGATATGGTAAGATTTCAATCTGGAGCAACTGCTCTATTATTGGAAGACCCATATCTTAATGCTGGTATTGGTCTTTCAGGATCTTCTGCTGCTGCAACTGATTATGTACTTAAAGTACAAATGATTGATGGTGGTGGTTCAGGAACAAGTGGAGACTTACTAGATGCTGATATCTTAGCTGGTGCTATCGTAGCTTCTATTGGTTCTGCATTCCCTAATGGGTCTGACGGTGCTGATGTAGGTGAAAACTACGTATATCCATCAACTCATACAAATTTCTTAACTACAATGCGTAAGAAATGTTCAGTTACTGGTAAAGATTTAACTGATGTAACTTGGATTGAAAATAACGGTTCAAAACTTTGGTACTTTACTAAAGAGCAAATGATGATGGATGAATTCATGTATCAACAAGAGCTTCAAAGATGGTATGGTAGAAGAACTGTAACAGACTCTACAATTCAAAGACCAGGAGCTTATTCTTCAGGTGCTTTAGGTACTTCAGGTACTCAAGCTTCTTCAATTATAAGTGGAGATGGTTTATTAGCTCAAATTGATTCTTCTAATCAAGCTTCTTATTCAATGGGATCTTTAACTGAAGATATTATTACTGAGTTTATTGCTAAGATTTCATTAAACGCAACTGCTGCTGAAGGTAATGAGTGGGTTGTATTTACTGGAACTGAAGGTAGATTAGCATTCCACAGAGCTATGAAAGATCTTATTGTTGCTCCTGCTGGTGCAATGACAGGTGGTTCAATGAATGGTGTAAGTGGAGAGGTTCATCTTGGAGCAAACTTTGCTTCTTATAGTGCATTAGGTAACAAAATTACTGTTGCTCACTGTCCTGTATTTGATGACCCTAATTTACATTCTTCTGCTGGTGGAACCAATGCATTTGGTGACAACAGATTAAAAGAATCTGCTAAGATGGTATTTATGGACTTCGGAAAAACTTCTGGTGTTTCTAACGTTGAGTTAGTTACTAAAGGAGCTGAAGGAGTTAACAGAAGTATGATCAAGAAGTATGTAGCTGGAATGGTGAATCCTTATGACCAGAAAGCAATGTTGGCTGCTAACGCTGATGACAAATTTGAATGCCACGTGCTTTCAGAAACTGGAATCATTGTTAGAAACCCATTGTCTTGTGGTATCTTAAGTGCATCATAATAGCAATAATAATTAACTTAATTGTCTATACAGGGGGATTAACCTCCCCCTCTCTAGGCTTAACTTAAAAAAATCCTCTGAGTAAAGTAGGAGGTAATTTAAAAAATGGCTTGTATGTTATTCTTCCAAACTGATAATGATGACTGTATGTGTATACCTTCAGGGCAAGTACGAAGTATTGAAAATGATGGGGACGGTTCAGTTCACGTTAGTTTTGAAAATGCTGGTGCTGCTGGTGGTGTTATAGGTGTAGCTGAATTAACGGCAACAGATGGAAAAGAAGACGATGCTGTAAAGGCAATCGCAAGAGTTTGTATGACTGGTAGAGGCGTTGTAACTATTGCAGACGATGTTAAAGGAATTTATATTTCTGGCATTACTGCTTGTGGAACAATTACTCCTGGTTCATAACAATAATTAATTAATTGGTATTTGTGAATAGAAAGCCTATGCGCATGAATACCTAAAATAATAACTAGATAGAGGGGGGTAAAAAATAAAAACCCCCCAATATCACAAAACTTTAAAAAAATGGCAAAATTTAGTTTTAACAAATTAAGAACAGCTGTACTAGGATTTCTTGGTGCAACTGACCAAAGTGGAACAAGCTTAGCTGCTGGTGAAGAAGCAATTTATGTTCCAAAAATGCGTTCTGCTTATATCGTAGAAGATATTACAGTAGCAACAACATTAACTAACGAAGATAGTGGTAAAATCTTTATGCTAGATTCAGCTGCTGGCGCGTATGAAATTACGTTACCTGTAGCTGCTAATTTAGAATCAGGATGGAACTGTAAGTTCGTAACTAAAGAGGACACTCCAACTGCTGATATTACTATCGCTGCTGGAAGTGCAATTATAGATTTCGCACAGAAAGACGCGGCAGGTGATGCTGGAGCTTCTACTGCTGGAACGGCTGTAAGCAACATTCTTGTTGAGGCTGCATCTAAGCAGGGTGACTATATTAGTATCTTTACTGACGGAACATCATACTATGCTCATGGGCTAAGTGGTGTTGCGACAGGACATACTACATCGTAATATGTTAATTTGAGTTTCGGGGGAGCTTCGGTTCCCCCAAAATTCTTATCTTTGTAAGATGAAAACAAAACTAGTAGTAAGAGACGGGAAAGTAATAGAACTAAAAGAAAAGGATTTGGTAAGGGAACCAAGCCCACAAGTTTTCTCAATAGGAGGCAAGTCTGGTTTTAAATGGAAGACAGAATCTGCTAATAAAACCTGGATAGAAAATGGTAGAGTAGTAAAAGAGAAAAAAGGCAAAAGAATAAATAAATAACAGGGAGTATTAATTAAAAAAAAGAAAAATGAAAAGACATGTAGTTTTAATCAAATCAAACAACCCAAGTAAGTTTAATTACTGCAAGTTCGGTAATTATAAAGACAGTAGGGGAAGAAATGTAAATTTAGTAGATGTTAATGATCAAATGACAGACGGTTACGAAATGTTTCAAGCTGTATTATCATTAAACATTAATGAAAAACAAGACAAAAGAGTTTATGAATTTTTAAAAGGACATCCGCTATTAAGAGGAAGGTTTACTGTAGAAGATTTAAAAGCTAATGAGGAAAAGAACGCAGAGGGTGCTTTAAAAAGCGCAGAAGCAATTACTAAAGCAACAGATTTAACTATTAATGCTATGAAGGATCTAGCTATATTAATGGGAATGGAATCTGACATAGAAGACACTATGTTAAAAGCTAAAATTATTCAATTTGCTAATAGTTCTCCAGATGAGTTTTTATCACTTACAAATGATATAGACCAAGAGTACAGAATATTTTTAAAGAAAGCTTTAAGTAAAAATGTATTAACTAAAGTTAATGGAGTTTGGAAACATGGTTCTGTAAACATTGGATTAGCTGACGAACAAGCAATTGTGTGGTTAAAAGACAATGCTGATTTATATGCTTTACTAAGAAGACAATTAAGAACTGGTAAACCAGCTGTAGAAGAGGTTGCCGTAGTTGAAGAAGCGGTTACTGAAGAAGCACCTCAACCGCAATCAATTTCTAGCAGCGTTATTAATCAACTAGAAAACGAACCTGCTAAACCTAAAGGATGGTTTGGTGGCAATAAGAAATAGAAATAAATGACATTATCCGATGCTTATGATTTGATGGATTTGCTTTTAGACAAAGCGGATCAACCATATTTTACAACTGATGAAAAAAATAAATTTTTAGATTTAGCAATCTCTGATTTTATTAATTACCATTATCAAAGATTAGATGTAGACGAAGACTCTAGAAGGGCCTTATCTGGTTGTAAGCATACAAATGTTTTTGAAATAAACGCTCAGGATGTATTAGGTTTAAATCATCTTGGCCTAGATGGCTATCCACAATATCAGCTTAAATACCCTAGTTATGGTGGTGATAATAGGGGTTATTTTACTAGCAATGGTGAATATGTTTTACCTAAAAGACATTTATATTTACTTCAGGTTTCTATATCTTCATATAATATGAAAGATGTTTATGATGGCCAGGGAAATCACAAATCATGGTTTTCTAATTATGATTTAACAGCATGGCAAAATTTATTTGATTCTTATTTAGAACATTATCCTGTCAAAATAGTGTCTCTTCAGGAGTTTTATGAATTAGAAGATACTGACGACCCTTTTAAAAAACCTAAGAGTAGGACTACGGGACGCTATTCTCAGTTTAGTGGAAAAATGGATAATAGTGCTGTTGACGGAAGAAACCCGCGTCAACCTCGTTATGATGAGCAAAAGTATTACTGTACATATTCAGAAAATAAATTAATTTTCAATCCATCTAATGATATATTTGCCTTTAGTATTAAAACATTAACATTACCTACTATAGGTAGTGCCTTTACAGCATCTGGAAGTGCAGGGGGTACGTATCAAGGAATACAAACTGAAGTTTTTAATAATCATCACCAAAAACAAATAGTACAAATAGCTGTAGAAAAAATGACAAAAACAGATGTGGGACTAATGACTCCTCCCGTGCAATAATGATATTCAAAGAGAGTTCTTTTGCTCCCTGCTGCAAGAATAGGTTAATACTAGAAATAGTTGACGCCTATTTTTGTTTTATAAAGAAAAATTAACTAATTTTGTAAATACCTAAACTATACCTAATGATTACATTAAATGAAATAGCTTACAATATCAAAAATCTTGCGTATGGAGGTAAATATTCTACAGAAAGCTCTATAACTATAAGTCAAATAAAACATTGGATACATTATCATAGAGCAAAATTAATAGCTGATAATATTGACAAGGGAATAACAAATGATAATAATATTTATCAAAACGCAGAGTTAACTTTTGCAAACTCCACAATAAGAATGTTTAGTACTTATGGAGGGTTTCAGGGATACAGTGGTTATAATAATAGTCCATTTTATAGTCCAAATAGTGGTCAAACATATCAGTGGGTTCCTTACTCTAGCATAACCTACGCTCAGGAAGGCCAATCCTTTTATGATCAGCGGGAAATAGACAGGAGTTCTAAAAATTACTACGGTATAGAAACAAGAAAATCTCAAAACAAAGGAGATTTTAGAAATTTTGGATGGATGTCTTTTCATATACCAGAAACAATACAACTAAAAGATGATAGGGGAATAAAAAGGGTGTCTATTGAAAGACAGGCATTTGTACCTCGTTTTACTACAGCAACCTTAACTGAGGCTGCGGGAGGAGGAACTCTTACGACTTTTGGAACGGCTAATAAAGTTTTAGATGGAGATGGAAACTTAGTAGACGCATCAGAAATAGAAAGCCAAACAACTACATTACATGCATTAAATAATCGTACAAATTCTATAGAATTATACCGAAAAGATAGTGGAAACTTTGATGAATTTAATAAATTTACAAATGCAAATACACCAAACTACGAACAATACAGAGCGCCAAACGACAGCACCTTAAATGAGGCTTATCAATTTGGAGGAAACGTGTTAAAATTAAATAATTTAAAAGTTAGCCCTACGTATATTGGCGATAAAGTAAAGCTAGACGTTAATACTCCTGTTTTTGGATATGACGGTATAGCAGAGTTAATATTAGAAAACCCAACTCATATAGATCAATTAAGACGAGTTAGATACAGGGGCGTAGGAGAACAAAAATTTGATCATAGCGCAACTGCGTATCCAATCCCATTAGAATATGTTAGTGATTTAGTTCAAAGAGTTTTACAAATAGAAATACAAACTGAATTAAAAACAATTTCAGAAAATGTTAGCGATGGTTTGGATGATAGTGTTAAATTAAAAACTGCATCACGTGGGTCACAAGTACAAAGATAAATATATGCCAATAAAAAATATTTATAAGCACGTAAAACTTTTGCTTTATAAAAATATTGATTATAGTTTATATTATAATATTATAAAAAAGTTTTTTGAAATTCTTATAAGAGATGTTGTTGAAAGAGATCATAAAGTTTACTTACCAAATCAAATGGGATACGTATATTTAGATGAAAAACCTCATACAAGAGCATTTCACGTAAGAGTGGACAATAAAGCAACAAAAGAAACGGGAGAAACAGTATTTTATAAAGTTCCTATTTTAGATGATTTTTATAAAAAACTAGTTTGGGTAAGACCAACAAAATATAGAAATTGCAAAATAATGCCTTTAGGCTATTCAAGAAAAATAATAAATAAAGATTAAATAAAATGGCTACAAGAATAACAGGAGGTACACTAACAGTAACAATAACCGAGTCTTTAATTATGACTCACGCAACCTCTGCTGATAATAGAACGCACTCTCAAACTATAACTAAAACATTTGCAAGTATTGATAATTTAGAAAAAAGAGTTTTAAACTTACCTAATACCAATCAAGTGCAAATAGCCGAGCTTGGAACAACTGCTGCTGCAGATCTTGGAACTTATAAAAGATCAACTGTTGCGTACATTAGAATAACTAATTTAGATGATACAAATGGAGTTGCTGTTATATTAGAAGACAATGGGGCTGATACCGCAGCTTTACTAGTTGATGCTGATTCTACATTGCTATTAACAGATACACAAGTAGAAGCCTTTACAGATGGAAGTGCTTTTTCTGGGTGGAGTGATATAGATAAAATATTTTTAAAGGCTGCTTCTGCGAATGTACAAGTAGAGGTAGTAATAGCGACAACTGAATAAAAATAAAAGATTATGCATGTACATATAGATAGAGTTTTTACAACTGTAGCTAGAAATTTAGGGTTAAAAGATTTTTCTAGACATACAGGTAATTTTATAGAATGGGCGTATGAGGCTGAAAAACTTATAGGTAGTAGAGATACATTTGTAGAAAGAGAAGTTACATATAATTCTACTGGAGCACAAGCTACGGGAACAATAACATTTGCTGCAAATCCTACAAGTGGAGATTCTATTGTTTTAAATGGAGTAACGTTATATTTTAAAAAAGGAGAAAGTCAAAGTTCTAGCGCTAATTTTGGTCAAGCCTTATCTTCTAATGAAATTGAATTAGACAACAGTTTAAGCGGGACTCTTGATACTACCTCAGGAGGGGGTGGGTTAAATCAAAACCTAACAGGCTTTAATAATGTAAGCGCACAAACTGGATATTTTGAAAACGCATCAATACATTCTTATCCAGACCTTTTAAGTGCAGCAGATTATACTATAGACACAACTGCTGGAACTTTAACTATTACCTCAAAAGAAATAGGACCAAAAGGAAATGACTATACATTATCATCAGATAATGCTAATGCTAAAGTTAGTGGATTAACATTAACAGGGGGCAAGGGTATTTATAGAAATCAGCAAATTATTTTACCAGAAAATAATGTTAAGGTGCTAGGAGTAAGAGTAGGCACTGATGATTCAGACCATGAGCATGTAGAACTTAGAAAAACTTCAGCAATTCATAGAGGTAGAGTAGGAAAAACAGTTGATGATGCACAGCAAAGAGCCTTTAGATACTACATAGATGGTAATAGACTAAACATACAACATGACGATATAGACGAGATAACCGTTGTTTATATTGCTTACCCTACAGACATGAGGGGGTGGCCTATGATAAAAGAAGGCCATGAAACAGCAGTAGCTCAATATATAATGTGGCAAATGAAATTAATAGAGTTTTATAATGGTAAATTACCTCAATATATAACTAAAGAGTTAGAAAAAAGATGGTATTATTTATGCGGTAAAGCTAGAGGAGATGATAGTATGCCTACATCAGAAGAGTTAAAACAAATAGGTAATATGTGGAATACATTAGTTCCAATAACAAATGATAGTGGGAAAGGTTTAATAAACTTCTAATATGGCTAAAAAGAATAAACCGACACAAGAGCCTATGGGGAGGCTAGGGGTTTCAAATCCAGAAAGTTTTACTCATGGAATGGTAGGCGATCTTGATCCTCATTTTCAATTAAAAGGAAGTTATTCAGACGCCCAAAACATTAGACTAACTAATTCAGAAGGAGATACATTTACCGTAGAAAATATAGAGGGTAATAGTTTGTTTGTTGATTTAGCAGCTACTTCTATATCTACACCCGCAGATCAAGGAGGTGATACTGATTATCCAACATTTTATGATAGAGGGCCTGTTATTGTTGTTGCGAATAATGCACAAATACCTAATAGGTGTTCTATTGTGGGTCATGTTTCTTATGCAAATCAAATGTTATTAATGATAGTTGGTAGATTTGAATGGAATAGAGATGACGGTAATACTCCTTTTGCAGAAGAAAAAGATAGAACTATATTTTTAATGGTTGATTTTAATCATGAATTAAAAGTTACTAAAGTTACGGATTTAAGAGTGTGCTATACTGCTTCAGGTACAAATTATCCAGATTTAAATATGGATTTAGATGTTCCTGTGAGTATAGAGCATATTGTAGAAAACGAATCTATATCTAGAATCTATTGGACGGATAATAAAAATCAACTGCGAACATTAAATAT